GCGCCGGTCGACGACACCGGAGAGCCCACCCCGGCGCCTGCCGAGGATCCCGCTGCCGATCCGCCGGCCCAGCCGCGCGACGACAAGGGGCGCTTTCAGGCCCGTGTGGACTCTCTCACCCGGGAAAAGGGCGAAGCAGAACGCGAGGCCGCCTATTGGCGTGGCCTGGCGCTCGCGCGCAACGGGGCCCCGGCGCCCGCTACACCTGCCCCGGCTGCCCAGCCGGCGGCCGACACCGAGCCGGACCCCGAGCAATTCGCCAACTATGCGGAGTACGTCAAGGAATTGACCGCGTGGACCGCCCGCCAAACGGTCGCGCAGGAACGCCAACGCGAGGCCACCGCCCGCGCGAGCGAAACCCGCGCCACCAATTGGCAGAGTCGGCAAACCGCGTTCGCTGAAAGCACCCCGGATTACCGGGAGGTTGTCGGCACCTCGCAGGCCCCCGTCACGGGTGCCATGGCCGAGGCGCTGCAGGAAAGCGAGCACGGCCCGGCGCTGGCGTACCACCTGGCCAAGCATCCCGACGAAGCGGCCGAGCTCGCCGCGCTGCCCGAAAGGGCAATGCTGCGACGCCTGGGCATGCTCGAGGCACGGATCGCGGCCACACCTGCCCCGGCGCCCGCTCCTGCGGCCCGGACCACCAATGCACCGCCCCCGGTCAAGCCCGTGAACAACGCCGGCCCCAGCGCACCGCCATCGCTCGACAAAATGAGCATGGATGAGTACGTGGCGCAGCGTCGTAAGCAGGGCGCCGGCTGGGCGCGGTGAGCACTGAAAGCACCCCATGAGCAACACGCTTGTCACCTGCTCGATCGTCGCCAAAGAATCGCTGGCGATCCTCGAGAACATGCTCGGCTTCGCCGCCAACGCCAACCGCGATTGGGAGGACGAATTCAAGGGCAACATGGCCCGCGGCTACGCCCCCGGCACCACCATCAATATCAAAAAGCCGCCGCGCTACACCTACCGCGCCGGCCGCGTGGCCGTGCCGCAGTCGACGGTCGAAAGCTCCGTCCCGCTGACCCTGCAGCAGGGCGGTTGCGATCTGAGCTTCACCAGCGCCGAGCGCACCCTGTCGCTCACGCAGCTGGAAAAGAAGATCCGCGCCGCCATGGCCACGGTGGTCAATGAAATCGACCGTCAGGGCCTGGACCTCGCGCGTACCGCGACGTTCAACGTGCTCGGCACGCCCGGCACGCCGCCGACCACGCAGGCCCTCGCGCTGGCCGCGGTGACCAACCTGAACCAGCGTCTGGACGAAATGGCCGCGCCGCGCGACGGCGAGCGCACCCTCGTGATGAATCCGGCCCTCAACGGCTCGATGATCCAGGGCTTCGCGGGCCTGTTCAACGGCCAGCAGACGCTGGACCGGCAGTTCCGCCGCGGCGTGATGGTCGACTCGCTGGGCATCGCGTACCAGATGGACCAGAACGTCAGCCTGCACACCAACGGCACCCAGGCCGTGGCAGGCACCAACGTCAACGGCGCGAACCAGACCGGCTCCACCGTGACGGTGGCGGCGCTCGCGGGCACCATCACCCAGGGCACCAAGATCACGCTGCCCGGCGTGTTCGCGGTCAACCCGCAGACCCGGCAGAGCACCGGCACGCTCGCGCAGTTCGTCATCACGGCCGACGTGGCTGCCGGCGCGACCTCGCTGCCGATCAGCCCCGCCATCGTGACGTCGGGCGCCTTCCAGAACGTGACGGCCAGCCCCACCAACGGCAGCCCCTTCACCATCTTTGGCACCGCCTCGGGCAGTTACTCGTGCAATCCGGCGTACCACCGCGACGCGTTCACGCTGGCCATGGTGCCGATGTGGGCGCCGCCTGGCGGCAAGGGCGTCATTGACGTGGCGCAGGAGTCCTACAAGGGCATGAACCTCAAGGTGACCGAGTTCTACGACGGCACCAACGATGTTTCCATCATGCGCCTGGACGTGCTGTTCGGTTGGGCCGCCACCTACCCGGAGCTGAGCGTTATTCACGCGCTGTGATGCGAGGGGCTACGGCCCCTTGCGTCTGCCCTCACCTCATCGGAGAACCTCATGCAACTCCTGCAACTTCTCACCGTGTGCGCCCTCGCGGCGCTCATTTTCGGCATCTGCTTCGTGGTGCTGCCCTGGCTGGTGGAACAGACCATTGCGCGGCTGCCCAAGCCGGCCGGGCGCATCCCGCACCACGGCCAGCGCGGCGTGGTGACGCTGCTGCGGTCCTACAACGGGCTGGCCGCGGGCGCCGTGGCCGAGTTCCCGGCCGAGCTCGAGGCGGCCCTCGTGGCGCAGAAGCTCGCCACCAGCGGCGGCACGCCCACCGCAGGCGCGCAGACTCGCACCGAGCCGCCCATTGCGGGCATGCAGGGCTGGGCCTTCAGTGCGTTCATCGCCGCCGGTGCATCGTCGGTCGTGGTGAGCAATGCCAACATCACCGCCAACAGCAAGGCCGTCGCGGTGGTGGCGCAGGCTGCGGCCGACGCCACGCTGACCCAGGTGCTGCGATGCACTTGCGCGGCGGGCACCGTGACCGTGACCGGCAACGCCAACGCGACGGCGGCCACCGAGGTGGCGGTGATCGTTTTCAACTGACCGGGCGCCACGAGCGCATCGACCAGCGGGGCCCGGCGCAAAACGTCGGGCCCTTGCCGTAACTGCAGGAGCCCTCCCCCGTGTCCACCGTCAACGTCACCATCATCAAGGCCGGTCGCAGCGACCCCTACGGCAATCCGCTGCAGGTGGGCTTTACCTACGCCCTCCAGCACGCCTACGCTTACGACCTGTGGAAACAGGGGTACACGCAGCAGGTCGTGAGCGACCCCGCGGTGCCGGCGCCCACGCCCGCCCCGGCTCCTGCGCCCAGCCCTTCGCCCGCGCCAGCTCCTGCACCAGCGCCCGCCCCGGCTCCTGCGCCTGCTCCCGCGCCCAGCCCCGCGACCTTTACCACCATCAGCGGCCGGCCGACGCAGAACACCGCCCTCGCGCAGCTCATCGGCCAGGTCGGCGTGGTCGGCGCCACCATCCCGGCCATGGAGCCCAACCTCGCCACGGTCGGCGTGGTCACGGTGCCGGTGCCGGGAACGCCCGCGAGCGAAATGATCGCCACCGATGCCATGTACGGCGGCGGCACCGACGGCAGCTGCGAGTGGGGCGCCCATGAAACGCGCTACGTCACCATGACGGACCAGACGCGCTTCTACCTGTACTCGACGCAGACGGATTGGATCATCAAGCGATCGCCGACCGGCGGCACCTACGGCAGCGCCTCGGCGCCCACCACGGTGGCCACGATCGCCAAAACCGGGCTCAACAGCAAAGACCTGGACGCGCACCTGCTGCGCAACCCCGTCACCAACCAAGTGCACCTCGTGACCAGCGAGCGGGTGACCGGCGGCGTGGACGGCACTTCGGACTTTTACCGGATCCGCACCTACACCAGCGCCGGCGCGCTGGTCGACTCCTACCGCGTGCCCAACCACTGGCCCGGCTCGCCCGCGGAAAGCTCGATCGGCTGGTTCGCACAGGCGCCCATGTCCACCGCCTATTCGGCGGTGTCGATCGGCTATGACGGCACGCTGTTCCTCACGGCTTCGCTGTCGCAAGGCACTTTCCAGGGCTTCGCCATCAGCGAGATGGACGCCATGATGCGCTGGCAGTTCCTCAAGTGGAACGGCGACGCCTGGAGCGCCAGCCAAATCTACACCGCGCGCATTGGCCCGCGCCCGACCTACACCCGCATTTTCATTTCGCCCCCGGGCGCCCCGGGCTACGTGGTCGGCTTCGCGGGCATGGACGTCAAGTTCAAGGACTACCAGGTCATCCGCAATCCCAACTACAACGCGGCGACGTGGACGAACACCAACGCCACCAACACCTATTTCGGTGGCGGCCGTTACGCCACGGTGGTGGGCTGGAAAATCGCGCTCGACCAGCCCGATACGGTCACCTACTCCGATGTGATCCTGCCGAGCTTGCGCACCACGGACATTTCCAGCACCAGCCCCAACCCGGCCGAGTACAAGGGCATCGCCCTGTATGCCATCGAGGCCGACGCGGCGGGGCGCGTCTGGATCAGCACGATCGAGGGCGACGGCGTGGCCACGCAGAACCGCGCCATCACCGTGGTCGACATTGCCACCATGACGCAGATCGCAAAGGCCATTCCGGCCGGCGGTGCGACGTCGGGGCTGTTCGCGCACTTCCATGAGGACC